TTACCTTTTTCTATTTGTGCCTGTACATCTCTATCTTGTGTCATCTGAGCCCATGCAATCTTCCTAGCTCTTGTGAATATTTGATGTATTAATTGGTTATGTAAATAAGATTTCATTGGATCTAATTGTCTATTACCATTATCTAAATCATAATTCATCTGTGCTATAGATGCTTGAACTCTAGGATCATCAGCAAGTTTATTTAATTGTAATTCTATATTCTGATTTCCTATATACTGTTGGAACATTGACCTTAATACAGGTGAGTTAGTTAAGTCTGTACTGTCAGGACCGTAGTACGTTGACATTTTAACATCATAACCACTGTTAAATAACAGCTTTCTACCTGCACTTTGTTCTAAATTCAAAGAAACTGGACTAAACATGTTATACATTCTAGTCACAAAGTCGTAATCTCTTACTGGCTTACCATTAAGTAGATCGTATTTGATAGGTAATGCGTTTCCACCAGCTATATTTTCACTTAATAAGTTCCTATTTCTTATTGCATCACCCCATCCAGAGCTTAATTCACGCATATGTGGTGTGAAAAGTTTACCAACTTCATTACGTAAACCAGCTAAAGGTACCTGATTGTTTAATAAAGAACTGATTACTCTATTCTGTTGCCCCGGTTCACCGGAAAATAGATCAACAAATCCTTGTAAACTTGTTAAATAAGACTTACTTGTAGCTGCTTGTGCTATAACCATTGACATTTTAAGGAATTGATCCTCTGTCCACTGTTCTCCCATTAGCTGATTATGATCTCCAACGTCAGCTACACCTGCAAGAATCTGGTTAAATGGTTCTAATGAGTCATATCCAACCCATACACCACCGATATTTATACTTCTAGGTACATATCCAGCATCCATCCATACCTTTCTTTTCTGTCTATCTGTAGGTCCATTACCTGTTAAGCCACCATTCATGAAATGCATGTTAGCCATCATTATAACAGAACTACCTATGGCTAATCGCCCACCTTGCAATGCCTTAGCATTAGCAAGATCTTCAGGATTAAAGATACCATATTTTGAAAGGCTACTTAGATCACCATCTGGTTTAGCAAAGAATATATCATTCCATTCTTTAACAAGAAAGTTAAATCCGGGTGTATGTTTAGCAGTTAATGCTAATCCATTTATACCTGTTCTAGCAAATAGAAAGAAAGGTCTAGCCCAAGGTGTTTGTTGAAATGCAGCGTCTAATCCTTTAGAAAAACCTGTTAAATCAGTAGTAAGTGTTACTTCCTTTTTAGCAAATTCTACACTTTTATCTATTATATTACCATCAGCATCTGTGATTTCACTGAGGAATCGGTTTTCAGCTTCTTGAAGTGTTTTAGGTTCTATCTCTATCCACTTACCTTTAGACCCACCCTCTAATGCTTCACGTACTGCCTTCTCTTTAGCTCTAGATCTTGTCAAGATGTACCCAAAAGTATCATCTGTTGCAGCCATGATTTTAGTAGAGTAAGTTAAGAACTTATTATCGTTCAAAGATCTAGCTAAATTAGCTAATCTAAAAGCTGCCTTATCTCCATCTGTAGTTTTACCACTATTCTCAGTCCAGTTTTCTAATACTTTCCACTGCTCATCACCTTTGGAATATTCCATGAAACGTGATTTAACAGTAGCAACATCACCAGCCCAATATGAATTCAGTCTGGTTTTAAATATATTCCATGCTTCTGGAATAGCTTCTCTCATAGCATTTACTGATGCTAATGAAGATCGTAATGTACTAACGTCTCCTGTGAAAGGTAAACGCATACCAGCACCTACAACCTGTGCCATTGGACGTAAGAAGGTTGCTGTAGAAGTACCCATAATAGCTCTTACTGGTGTTTTAGGACCACTAAGTACACTATTAATCATAACTCTATGCATTTCTTTTAGTAGTAAACTTGTTTGAGGCTTACCTTTAAAGTCACCACCTTTGATTTTTCTTCTTACCCATGCATCGAAATCAGTTAAATTATGTATATCTTTATTCATGGATACTACTTCAAAGATACCCTTGAATAGATCATCATCTGCACTCTCACCAGCTATTTTAAAAGCTAATCTAAATGCATCTATAGATTCACCAACACGAACACTCATGTTTTGATCTACAAATTTCTTCTGTAATACTCTAGCACGGTTAGGACTTCTAACATTTGCTTGTCCTATAGCTCTGAACTCAGGAGATTGGATCAATTTAGCTCTATTTACCTCTGCTACCGTAGTAATCAGCTTGTCATATAGTGCTTTTGCAGGACCATCAATGTCTCCAAGGTCAGCAATATCTGCTATTTCTCTACCAACTATACCTAAATCTCTTATTTCACGTAGTAATGAACCAGTTAAAAGGTCAGCAGCTTCTACATATTTAGTAGTAAACTCTAACATTTCAGAAGGTGTGTTCTCAAAATGAGGCATAGCGTTCTCGTAGAACTCAGCAAGGTATTCAGCAGGACTCTGATCCATTGAATTTCTACCTAAACCAAGTCTATGGAAAGCTTCAATAGCATCTCCTGACTGTTCTCTTAATGTAGTACCACCTTCTTGTAATCCCTTTCTAACTTCATTATATGAGGCATCACTTTTTAAGGTTCTATATACAGCATCTAGAGCTTTATCACTTAGTCCACGACTTTTAGCTGCTAATTCTAAATCAACAGGAGTAGAAACCGAGCCGGGTGAACCGTCTTCGGCACCCCATTCGTTCCTAATTCTCTTTTGTGATCTCTTTACCTCCATCACGTTTTCAATTGATGTAGGCGATCCTTGCCATGAGTTACCAATTTCAGGGTTTTTAGCAGCCCCGAACTCTGTACCTCTTTCAGCAAGTTCAACTTTAGCTTTATCTAAGTTTTGACCATCTATACTATTTATTCGTGTTTGACTTTTAACCCCAGCTTCTACTGATGCATCCATCTGTCTTCCATCAGGTAAGATACGTTTAGCACCTTTACCCATGATTTTAAATACAGCATTAGTTAATTCACCAATACCCATACCTTCTACAACATTCTTAAATGTTTTAACGGCTGGATGATCCCAGTCATTAGTTGTTAGAGGTGTATCAATGAATCCAAAACGATCTCTTAATACTTGTAAAGCATTAGCATCTTGTGAGTATTTAGAAGCTAAGTCAGAAGCTGCACCGACTGCAGCAGCTCTCATCCAATTGTTAGTCATAAGACCACCAGCGAATGTAACTGCTCTACCTAGTCCTAATGCCGTAGCACCAGCACCAGCTGCGGGAGCTGCAGCTAATATAGCCGCACCCATAGTACCAAAGTGTGTAGCACTTCTAATAAGTCCTCCCCACCATGTTTTAGTTTCAATAGGGTTAGAATCATTTACAAACCAGTCATCCCATTCTGAGTCATATCCACCGTCTTTCATCTCTTGTTGCATCTCACCAGTTGCCATATCAATTAGGCGTTCTGGTGCTGTTACAATAGAAGATGCTGTATCTTGGACACCACCTGAGAATGCAGATTGAAGTTCTTTAACAACTCCACCTATACCCCAGTTTTCTTTAGCTCTTGGGTCTTCTTGTTCAGCTGCATATTGAGCATCTGACTCTTGTTGTTGCTGTTCTATACCACCGTAGTAGGCATCGTTCTCAGCTTTTTGTCTTAAGACTCCCTCAGTATTCTCTATCTGTTGGTCTATTATATTCTGATTTGGATCTATATAAGTCATTTATTTGTCCTCAAACTTTCTTCTATTAATTCTGTTAATTCAGGACGTAGGCTAAATGAATTGTAATCACCACCACCTTTTTCTATTACAGCCATTTTAGTTAATGTTTTGTTATTAGGTTTGGTGGTCATATAGTAAGTAGTTAAAGGTTGGTATTTCTGAGCTGTTACCTTCCAATCTGGAGGCTTTAGATCTTCACCAGTTTCTGCTTTATACTGTAAAGCTGCTACATCAAATTCATCTAGACCATTTATACCCCTAGCTATATCATAGTAAAGCTGTGGTATACTAAGAGTATTAGGTGATTTATTATAAGCAGTTAATTGAGCAAATGATTCTTTAGTTCCGGGTAGCATTCCTTCACTTAATGTTTGTACATGTACATTAGTAAGATGATTAGGATTTTTTTGTTTTAAATAATGTAATGCTTCATTCTTCTGTAAGGCATAATTACTTTCAATAGGGCTATCCATTGATTTCGTCTCATGCCATGTTTTAATATCTGTGCTTAATCTTGATACAATAGCGTCATGCAATTCAAACGGCTGTTTATCTGCATAATTAGGAGCCATTTGTGCATATAATTCATTGTAACGCCTCTCAGCTTTAGGTTGATATTTTCTATATAGTGGATCTAGTTGTGGACCTAATGGACCGTAGGTTAATGATAATGCAGTTTTAATTATTCCCGGCATTGAATCATCCCGCAGCCCTTTTATCTCACTAATCATACCTTGACCAGCTGCTGTATCAGCATATTTTTGCCATTCTTCTCTTTTCACAGGATCATATATATTAGCATAGTCCTGATATAATATTGGTTGAAGCATAGCTTTTTTCTGCATCAACTTCGATATAATATCTGCATCAGATTTATCTTCAACTGTTCCTAATGTTAAAAGCCTTGGAGCATGCAGCTTTATTTCTGCTTCTGTAGGGTAATAACCAAATTTCTCAGCAAAATCATTTCTAAAGTTATTTACTTCTATACCTAAAATTACTTCAGTTAGTTGTACTTTACTATCTTTAAATTTTTTTATAACACCATCTGTAAATTCACCACCAAATGCTGTCTTACCTCTTGTCTCTTCACCTGATTTAATTTGATGTATACTTTGTAATGAACCTTGGTAATCTTGAAATTCTTTAAAAACTTCTAAAGTTTGTGGGGTTCCTGTACCTTTATGGGGAAACGTACCAGTTATTAGACCTTGAGCTTCATTGTAAGTTATCTTATCTTGTCTATATAAATTCAGTACATACTCTTTTAAAACTGTCCTAGCACCGGGATTATCAAGAACCTTTAACTGACCCTTCTCTTTATCAGCAAGTCCTAAGACCATGTCTACTAGGTCATTAGCGCTTGTTTGAGCATTTACAATTAAAGCTTTCTCATGGAATGCAAGGGTTTCATTTCTTAAATTATTAGCTGCTCTTTCCTTTACCGTATTAATAATACTCTGTTCATTTACCCTTAATGTATCCCATATAACATCTTTTGAGAATTCTTTACGATAATGACTGACAGGATTATAACCATTCTTTAGGTTAAATTCCTTTAGAAGCATCCAAGCTTCTTCTTCTGTCAGATCTTCACTACCCCAATTTACTATTCTATCAGGTGTTTCTCCATCACCTTTTATATGTAATTGGTATTTATAATTCCCAGCTTCATCTTTATCAAGTATCTCATTTTTAAATTTCTCTGGTAAACGATTGATATAATCTTTCGCCATTACCTCTTCTTGGATTTGTAACCTCCATCCAGAGAGATTTATTAAATCCTTAGCCTGAGTAGTTTGTCCAGCAGCTTCTGCTTTAGCTGATAGATATGCTAATTGAGTATGATCTTCTCCTAATTTCTGCCTTTCTATCTTCCAGTTATAATAATCTTCTTGATTGACACCTGTTTCTTTTTGCCAATCCCAAGCTTCTGCAGCATAGATTTTCTGAGCTGTATCTCTTTGTTTCTTAAGTAGTTCAGCACCAGACTTAGTAAATTTTTCAGCTTTATTTATTGCTCTATCAAATTGTTCAGCATTTGCTACACGTTGCCGATCATTTATCTTTGCCATCTGTTCGGCATTCTCGAAACCCTCGTTGGTTTCTCTATTCCTTTGTTCTAAAGCTGGTAGATAATCAGCTGGTTTGATATAATCAAACGTATCGAATTCATTAGCCATTATGCTACCCTCTTGAATTCTACATCAATTTGATGGTAATCTATACCTAAGTAACCATTATCCATACGTACAACAGCAGAAGGTTTCTTTTTCAATACTTCTTCAGCCATAGCACCTACCCATTCTTTATCATCATCTAGATATTTAAACTTATAAATATTATGACCATCAATTGAAGTACCAATTTTCTTTATATCTTTCTTTAATCTTGAATCTGACCAAGCATTTCTGATACCAGCTACTGTACCAGCGATGTTCAATACATCACCAAACAGTGCTAGACCTACATTCTGCATAACAGGTATTGGAGGTGCTACATCTTCTGTAGGTTGGAAAGCTACCCTAGCAAACTCATTCTCTTGAGCTGCAGATGCTTTACGTCTAGATAGTTTAGTACCTTCATCCATAGCATATTGCATCTGTGTTAGATTCCTCTGTTTTGTAGCATAGAATCTACCTAAAGCTCCTTTCTCTAGTACACCAAAACGTCTTATGGATTTACCTGTAGCTCCACTAGCTAATAGGTCTCCAAATTTACTTGTGTTAAGATGTTTTAATAATTCACCTTGATTTTTTCTATATGTCTTATCTACCATCTGATTCATTCTAGTTTGTGCTCTACTATAAGAGGCATTCAAACCCATATGAATATTGGAATAAGCTTTTTCAAATTGTACTTTGGCTGCACCATAAGTACTAAGCTTCTGCATATGATTCCGCTCTCTTTTTTTGAGCATGAATTCATAATTCCTTGTTGCATTTTTATTAGCTGCTGATGCAGCTGCTGCTCCTGCGCACACGGCAAAACTCTATAAAGGACAAGTTGTTGGGTCCAAAAGTAAGCTCCCGTAGGAACTTAAACCCTAAAAATTTGAGAAGTTTTAAGTGAACTTTATTTCTTTTATCCACTATATTCCATAGAAGCTTCTCTTCTCTACTTTCAATCCATCGTTTAGCTTCTCTTGCAAACATGAGAGGGTGTTCATGAATTACATCAGTGCATAACATCCATATTCTACCACCATCATCAACTCCAGCCATTCCGGCAGTCCTGCCGCTAGGCGATTTGAATGACACGCATGTGCCTTTAGCAGCTTCTGATAGTAAGTATTCTAATGGATTAGCACCATGTCCTTCTTTCACTTCTCTACGGTCAGCAGGGAGTAAATTAGAGGCTACATAAAGCGCAGCCTCAATAGTAATTGGGTGAATGTACTTAGACACGATTGTAGTATTTGGGTGTAAATTCTCCTTCCCATGTCATTGATTGCAATGTAGCTGGTGAAGGATGTGTTGATTTCAGTGTTATAGTAGTATTTATATTTCTATCATATATAGGAAATGTTCTAATAGATTCTGATGTAAATGCTATTTGGTTCGCATTATAAGCATCAGCTGCTATTGGTTCATAAGTCTCTGTAAAATCTGGCTTACCAGTACGTTTTAACAAGACGTCATATAAACCAGAATCTCCTAAGCTTAGTTTTACTCTATGTAATACTAAAGATCCACGTGTATCTGATCTGAAAGATTTACCTTCTTCTCTAGTAACATGTATAGTAGGGAATTCTACTTCCATATCAAACTGATAACCTAATACAAAGTTATTAGCAGGTGTTTGTGTGGTACCAGAATCATCAACATATGTTTTCCAGTTACCAGTTAGTTCTACTGTAGTGCTATTTAACGTAGCATTAGCTGTCATACCTTGGAATGTATCATCACTAGCTGATGGTACTACATATACAGCCAATTGACCTGCGCTATAATTGAATCCTGTAGGTAAACTAAAGGTAGTTTTATTTGTTGTTGCGTTATAAGTCGCAGCACTTGATGCTACTAAATCAGTATTATCTAAATGTACTCTATATGTAACATCATCTGATGTATCAGCAGTCTGATTATCATCAGTTACAGTGAAATATGGAGTCTGGAACATTCGTATATCAAACTTTTGTATGACATCTTTCTTAGTTCCACTAACATCATGACGTACAACAGCATAAAAAGAGTCATCTAATGTACAATGATACTGTATTTCTCCAATTAATTCCCAAGTAAACCATGCCTGTTGCTCACGTTTCTCAGGAGCATCGAAATATCTAAACCCATATATAGTAGTTTTACCTTTTTCACTGAAGAATATTATAGAATTTGATCTAGATGCGGAAGTAATATCTACATCAGAATCAAATAATCTACTAACTACTTTGCTTTGTTCTATTACTTTAGGTGCTAGATCTCTTCTAATACCAGCCATCTCAAAGAAGCGTGTATATTTACCAGCATTATCTAAGAAACCTATACTAGTACCAAGAGAAACAGGATTAGTTTTATGATTAAAATTAAAATCAGATATAGAGTTTATCTTTGCTGTTGTTGGGTTCAATATATCACTGTCTGTAGTCAACATAAATTGTTGATTTTTTGTAAATAATACGAGGCCGTTATTCATTTGTAAGGCGTCATATATTATAGATGGATATGTTGAACTAACTGATAAATCTATCGGATCTGTATTGGAATATGTTATTGCAGATCTGTTCCAAAAGTTAAAGAAATCACCCGGTCTTGACATTACAACGTTTGTACCACATAACATGCAAAGTCTATTACGGAAGAATACTAACTTGGAAATTTTTTTTCCAACAAAACTTGGCTCAGGGTTTGTTACAATATCACCTACTTGGCATTTATCCCATGAAGGATAACCAACTCTAAAATATATGGCATTAGCTGTGCCTGTTATTGTTCCACTACCATCATCCTGTAGACGAACAATTTGTATAGGCATAGTTGCCTCATCAAAGTTTATTTTCCTTGCAGGTTCTGGACATTCCTCCCAAGCTCCGGGTCCATCTCTACCATTTTCTCCTAAAAATTTTACCCAATAATCATCTTCATCAGCATCACTATTTTTAACTAGAACTACATATCCATCCTTACATTGGGTTGGTAAGTCTTCTACTGTATTTACACTTTTAGCGAAGACATTCATTAAATCACCGTTAGGTGTAGATACATTGAATGGATCACCATCAGTTAAGTACAGACCTGTACCTACTTGCTGTGTTTCGGAAGTTGATATACCATTACTATATCCTTCAATAATAGTTCTGATCTCACCTAATATACTTTCAGCAGTTATAGTGGTTTCATTATCAAATGGTGTTGGATAAGGTCTTATAGCACCTGATCCATTATTACCATCCATGGTAGCTTGGATCTTAGATACACTATGATCCATTACAGTTACTCTGTATCTAGCATTCTTCATCCATACATCAAAGTAATCCCCAGTCTCCCAACCTTCTCCACCATATAATAAATCATGTGTAGTTGTATAACGGCATTGGTAATCAGGTTTCTCTTGGCTTCCACCTTGAGCAACAGACTGGCCTATAGTTGATATACGGAAGTATAGATTTGTAGCAGCACCACTAGATAAATTACTACCACCACGCACTACTGTATATGTATGAGCTGTACCGTTAGCATCATCAGCATCACCACTTTGACCTGATTCTATAGAAAATATTCTAGTTGCTACATTTGGACAGTATGCATGTTGGTCGTTACCTGCAGCATTAGTACACATACTACCATCATCAGGTAGATTCCCACTAGAAGGTAGAGTACCTCCTCCACCACAACCATTACTACTATCTACATCACGATCTATTTGTATCCTTGTTGCTGTACTAATTTCAGTTGTTGTTGTACTATCAAATAGATTTATTGCGTATTGGCTAGCATATGATATCTTTTTTAAATCAATATAAGCTTCACTTGGTCTAGCATCATTCTTATTTTTATCTGCTGTAACTGAAGTATCAGGATTATACTCTCCTGATGTTAGAGCTTTCATAACTACAGTGGTCTTTGGATGGGGTGTGGTACCATCACTTTTAAAATCACCACGATTAGTTACATAAGTATAATCATTTAAAGTTAATGTCTGAAGATCATCATCATTATAATGATTTAAGTATAATTTCAATGCAGTCTCAGCAGTACTACCAGCACCATCTTCATATAATACAGGTACAGGTGTGCCATCAGAACACTTCCATACTCTAACATTACCTGTTCTATCTATCTGTCCTATATATTGTTCTGTTTCATCTCTATAGTAACTGAACCATTTACCATTTGTCTGAGAATCTGGATCATATGAAGTAGTACTATTACTACCATCTGGTAAGGTAAAGGCAGATGAGTCTGAAATACTAGCTAACAATTGACCTCCCGGTCTCTTTGTTAAACCATATGTTACATCAGGTATTACGTTCTTTGCTACATTAACTTGTCCCGGCATTTTTAATTCGTCGGGCTGTTGTGATATACCACCAGTATATGTAGGTATTGTTTGAGTTGCTTGAGCCATTAAGTTCTCCTTAGTGATTCATAAGGTTGATAAGATTTATAATAGCTATCATGTGGTGTACCAAAGAAGGAGGGATTGCCTTGATCGCATTCATACTCCATACATGCAGCTCTAGATTTGCCTTCTTCTTGAGATAATAATTTAGCTAGATTAGGGTTAGAAACTAACTGTGCAGCTGCCCTAACTCCTGCTCTATATGTTATATATCTTTGGAATACATTAGGTAGATCTTCAAAATTATATAATGAGACGACATCTAAATATAAATCATTGGTAAATTCATTTGTATGATCTACTAAATCATATAACTTACCATCACGTACAACTAAGTCTTGATCTTTATTTGTCAAGCCATCATGTAATGTATATCTCAATGTTTGAGAAGGTAGTACCACATGTTTAGTAGCAGGATCGGGTGATACTTTT